CCGGCTGTCCCTTAGTTTCTGATTTGGCGTCTTGTTTGGTCGTTATACCATTGCCAGCTATAAGGGCAGCCTCGCGAGCGGCTGGGCTGTCAAATTGTTGTGTTTCAGTGTCCCGCACTTTGGTAGTCAGGGCTAGTGCGGGGAGCGTCACCATATTAGATTTTCCCTCTTTGTCGGGGATCACATCTCCATCTAATACTACGGGGATATCAATACGCTCAACAGGTTGAGGCTCCTCGAAGGTTCCAAGGTGGAGGAGGTCATCAACCGTCTGGGCTTTGCTGAGTGCTTCAACATATTTCTCATAGGCAAAGTCTGGGAACTCGTTCTGGACATAGGTATTCATCCAATTTTCTGTGTTCTGGTTGGGGAATTGGTCCGAGAAGTCATATTGGGCCCACCAGCTTTGGAGGCGATGATCAAAAGCTGAATGGGGTTGAGAACCGGCGAGTTCAAACACCTTATTTATCAGGTTGGATATGATGGGCGTGCTGGGGTCCGTGAGCGAGAATGATATGCATTTGAGGATCAATTTGTCGCGGGCGGTAACATCATTCATGTTAGGTGAGAGATGAAATTTTCCAAGTTGTCGTCGGAGGTCACAGCAACTACTTGTATCTCCTTGCCATACCAATGGGGAGTAAATTCGTGCGAGGAAATTGACGCCAGGGATCTGGGGGTCAAATTTTCCGCATTTAAGAACTTGTCCATATTTTGCGGCAGCGTCTTCAAGTTCTTTTTCTGTAGGGAATGGACTATTCGGCTTAACACCGATAATTCCATCATCACCGCCAAGCATTGCATACATGCAAACTACTTGCCAGGCATAGTCAGCATCGCCTGTGAGTGAGTACACTGCGGTGAAAAGGACAAGCGCATTGAATACCGTGTTGAAAAAGGATGTCTCAGGGGAACCGGAGCAACGTGAGTAGTCCGTCTGAAACTTATATTCATATCTGGTGTAACCGATAAGGTTGCACTGGGCAGACATGAGCTCCATGAGGGTCATATGTTCTTCAGGATGGAACAACTTCATCATCAACCGATGCTCAAACACCCTGGCAATATTGGATATTCTACCGTCCATGCGCGAGAAATCTGTGGCGTAAGCATGTGTACTCCCTGTGCATACTCTTGCTACTCCTTCGGCTATTTGTTTTGGAGTTTTGCCAAAAGCATACCAGGGCTGCTGCTTTATGTAATCCGTCGCAGAATACACGTAGGTAGAATAAGCAATTTTGTCGGGGGGCCTGATGGTACTAATGTTTCTCGGGTGATTGGGTTTAGGATATGATTCTCCTTTTACAAACGCTTCGTTAATTCGAGTATAGATCAAAGCATCTTGCGCTTGTGCGAAAATGCGTCGTTGACTCGCACGATTCTGTCTGTCGTAGACCTCTTTAAGATCACAGGGGCGCAATTTGTTGGGTACGGGTACCAGCTTCTCGACAAATGCGTCAATGGCCTTGCTGACATCATTGGTAAGGACCAATTTAGTGCTTATATCAGCTATGCGTTTATGGATAGCAACTTTATCAGTGTTGAGACCCCTCATTGGTGTGTAGGCTGGTGTAACGATAGGGTCCATAAAACGCTGGCAGACAGGTTTACTACTCAATTCGTCACAGACTAGCTCAGGTGTGAAGAATGAGTATTGGTGGGTATAGGTATGGAGTGGGAACACGAGATTGCTCATAGCAGCATAGGGGAACATTGCTTTATGAGCATTGATGTAGTTAACCAAGATCGCAGCTTGTTGTCTCTCCAAGTTCTCAGACAACCCCTTTACTGAAGCGATTGACATACCAAGAGTACTGGCATGCGCAATATCAAATAAGCCGTGGTGTTGTTCTTTTGAGAGGTCCACCCGTGCCGAAGATCC